ACCTTGCTTAATGAAGTTTTGTAATATTTCTCCTGACGCATATTGAGATGATGTATTGCTTCGCAATGCTTGCTCAAACTCTGGGCTTTTTACTAAAGATGCAAGAATGTCTTTTGATCCAGACTGCAATGCCTCAGTTATCTCTTTTTGTTTTTGATTAAAAATTCCATAAGTAACTGGCGTGTATGAAAGACGATCTAAAACTGACAATACATTTGACCCAGTTCTTGCCGACAATGGCAATGATGAACCTTGTTCATTTAAAAATCTTTCTGCCGCCTTGTTTGCATCTGGAGCATCTTTCTGTGAGAACCCAAGTTTGTCAGCGCCAAATCTAAGCACCTTTCCAGCGCTTTTTAAAACAAGATTTCCACCTAAATCCCATGCGGCCTCTTCTAATCCAGCGGCAGCAATAAGAGATGCAGAAGGCTTTTCTTGCCTAATGACTTGCTCAAAAGCCTCTCCAGCAGCGCCACCAACTCCAGCGCCTGCAACACTCCCAGCAAGTGCACCAGCAGGGCCGCCCAAAGCACCCAATATTCCACCACCAATAGCACCAGCCATGCCACCAATTTCTTGAGCACCAAGAGCACCCCTTGGAGCACGATAGTCTGGGCTTAAAACTGATTTTGAGAATTCTTTGTCAGTTTTCTTTTGCTCTAATGCTTTTTCATCTTCAACAACAGCGATGTCTGATACATCAAATAATCCAGCCATATTAAAGCCCCAATTCTGATTTAAGTTGTTGTATTTGCTCTGATTGCGATTTAGTCATTTGCTTATTTCTTCTTGCAGTAGCAATAAGTCCTTGCAAATTGTTTAGCTTTGTTTGGAATTCAATTCGCTGATCTGCTTCACTAAATCCTATTGTTGTTTTATTTTTATCACGATATTCTTTTGCCTTGTCGTATGTATATTTGTTTTCTGCAAGGTCTACTCGCAATAAATTAACAAGACGCTGAATTGTTTCTGGTTGCTGTATTGCATTTGGTGCTGTTTTTTCCAAACGATCCAATTCTTTGGCAGCAAGTGAGCCAGGAAAGTTTTTAACCAAAGGAAACACATATCTAACACCCATTGCCTGAATTAGCTGGGTATTTGATGCGGCTTCTTTTAAGTCGCTTCCAATTGGTATCCCAAGAGCAGACAAAGAAGTAACAACGCCTTCTTTGCCCTCCGCAAACTTGCCCGTAAAGGCGTTTTGCAATGCTGTCTCAAGGGTTGCTAAGTTTCTTAATGAAGATGTTCCAGCGGCAACTGCACTACCAAGTTTATTGAAGTCGGCGGCAGAATACTTGCCAGTTTCTTCACCTTCTTTTTTAAACGCAGGGCCAAGTGCTAGACCAATGGAATTAATTGCTTGAGTCAATTCCGATGCAGAACCAATTTTTTGTATGTTTTGAGTGTAAAGGTCATATGCTTCTTTGTCTTTTACAGGATCAAGAGCAGACCTTTCGTTTAAAAGTTTTCCAAGCGGAGAGGTTGCCTGAACTTTTTCTGATTTTTCAAGTCTATTAATTTGTGCTTTTATGCTGTTGTATTCAGTTGTGCCTTCTTGAGTCTTTGCAAGAGCATCTGTCAGCACCCCAAGTTCTCTAGCAACTTGAATTACATCAGAAACTTTTTCTGGCTTACCTCTTGTAAGGGCTGTTAATTGATTTTTAACTAAGTTGATTGCACGATCTCTTTCTGGAGATTGAGGAAATTTAATTAATTGATCTAATCTGTCAGTTAAATCTGATTCAGCCCTTGCATTACGTTGTTCAGGAGTCATCTTTTCAGCGGCTCGTTGTTGAGCCAATGCAACTTCACTAGATGCCTTACGAGCAAGATTTGCAGCTTCTAATGCGCCCTGAGTATCTCCAGCCTGTTGCAAAGCCTGTCCATATTGAACAAGACCTTCTGGAGTGCTTATGTCATTTTGCTTTGCCAAGGCATTGCGTATGCTATACAAGCGCATCTGAGGGTCTTCTACACCCATCAGACCAGCAAACCCACCAGCGGCACGACCAGCACCAGCTTGGATAGCGGCATTTGCATACTGCATAGGGTCAAGTTGTGCCATAGCAATAGCATCTTTCATCCCCTGACGATTGCGTTGTTCCTGATACATCTCAGGACTAACGCCAAACAAACTTCCAACAATATCTGTTGCCATGATTACTCCTTAAATTAACCTGTAACGCCAGGGATATACAGTCCTTGACCACCTTTGGCACGATATGCAGCTAGTTGGTTGTTATAGTTTTGCATCATTTCATCTTGCGCTTGTTGTTCTTCAGGTGTTAGTGGTTCTACCCTCCCAAATTCATCAGTACGCAAAGGATTTATTGTGGTTCCTGCGCCAAACAGTCCTGGCAACGCACCGCCAACAAATTCACCCAATGCGCCACCAAACTGAGTGTTTCCACCAGCACCAACCAATGCTCTTGCCAATGGGTTGTATTGCATAGAAGGAAGTCTAGCAACAGATGCCGCAGTGGTTCCTCTAACTCCAAGTTCGCCAGCCCTTGCGCCAGCAGTAGAACTCAATTGAGCCAACTGTTGACTCAACGACAAGGGTTGTTGTCCAAGCTGTTCAAGTGATGAACCTACGCCAATACCAGTGCTGAATGGTGCATAAGCACCTGTCAATCCCTGACCATAAGCGCCAAGCAAATTAGCGCCAGTACCCATCAAGCCAGCACCAAACTGCACTTGTTGTTGACCAGCTTGCTGTGCGCCAGCAGCCAATTGAGCATCCTGTTGAGCCAAAGCGTTGTAGTAGGCTTCCATCTCAGGAGATGACGCACCCAAACCAGCCGCACCACTTGGACGAGCACCAGTAGCGCCCACAGACAAACCACCACGACCTGTTTGAAACAACTGATTTTGCAGTTGAGCCAATTGACGCTCACGGCTAGGAGCCAACAAGTTCTGTTGTTTAGCCATGTAGTCAGCGGCAACCTGCTCTGGAGACTGAGCCAAGTACTGTTGACCCAAGCCAAACAAGCCTTGTGCGCCAGCAGTTAAAGGAGCATAACGACCAGCCGCCTGTTCTGCCTCAGTCAAGCCTTGACCAGTTAAGGCCATAACTCGATCTTGCATTGCCTTGAGTTCTGGGGTTAACTGATAACCAGCACTTGTCAATTGACCAGTTGTAGGATCAACTTGGAATTGGCTTGTGCCAAACCTTGTGGTTGTTCCAATGGGTCTGAACTGTGCGCCAGGAACCGCCCTTCCAGTTGCCTCAGAAATCATCCTAGCTTGCTCTTCAGATGCCGCAGCACTTTTCTGACTTTGAAGCGTACCACCAGTAGTTTGCAATAGTCCACCTAAAAGCGAACCTAATTGACCTGCTGCGCCACCAAGTTGCAATGATGGTTGCCGACCAGTAACGCCACCCAATAGTCTTTGTAAAAAACTTTGAGTTGTAGGTTGTTGAGTTCTAGGCGCTGCACCACCTCCACCGCCAAGTAATCGTTGAACTTGTCCAATAGTTAGATTTCCATAACCACTTGGAGCGTTTAAATCGCCTGGAGTTGCAGAAACTTGACTTCCACCAGTTCCACCTGCATACCCATAGGGGTCTTCTGTGTAATCTGTTGGAGGAGTTCCGATGTATCCATACGGGTCTTCAGCATAATTGTAGTAAGACGGAGTTCCGCTATACCCATAGGGGTCTTCTGTGTAATCTGTTGCCATATTTCCTCCAGTATTTCCAGTAATCGGTGTTGTTGGTGTTGAAGTGGTTATTGGTGTCGCTGGTTGCGATACAGAAAATCCAGAACCATCATTAATAATGTCTTTTGTGTCAAATGCTGATGCAGTTGTATCTTTTAGGAATGGAGCCAAGCTATCTTGCAAGGCTGTCTGACCAGCAGTAACCTGTGCTTCAGTGGGAACTGTTGCAACAGAGCCTGGAATAAGTGAATCAACTTTAATGTTGGAAACGCCACGAATCAATGCTTGCTCACCAGTTTGACCAGAAAGCAAACCAGCAGTAGTTCCAGCAGCTACTTGTCCTGCAACAGCAGACCCAGTTGCACTAGCAGCAGTGCCACCAGCAAGACCAGCACCAGCATTGATAATTGCAGATTTAACGGCATCTTCTGGATTTTTACCTGCCAAAAGATTGGTTGATGTACTGGTAATAAAGTTTTTTACTGCACCAGGATCACCGCCAAGATAATTTCCAACAGCGCCACCAGCAGCGCCAATAACACCAGCTTTCAACGCTTCTTCTGGAGATTTACCTTGTGCAACCTGCAATGCGGCATTTGCTATACCAGTTCCAACTGCCGTAGCCACAGCCGCAGATGTTGCCGCTGGAAGCAGTCCAGCAGTTATCATCTGTTGACCAATAGCTGAACCAACGCCTGGGGCGGCAACACTCAATGCAATTGCCGCAATCAATGGTGCATTCTGAGAAAGGCTTAAATCTTTGTCTAGTTGAGCAAGGTTTGTGCTAATCGTCTTTTCAATAGGCTGAAATACATTTGTAACAGCATTACTAATAGAGCCAAATACTCCACCGCCACCCCTATTTGCATTTATGGCAGCCTGTAACTCAGAGCCAACATATCTATTTCCAGCAGGGTCGTAAAGAACTTCGGCATTTACATTAAATCCAGGTTGAGCAGCCGCTTGCGGGTATGGGTCTAATTCACCCGTTGTTTTGTTGTATACATAATAATTTTTTAATTCTTGTTCTGTCATGTCACACCCCCAATGCCAAAAGAACCTGCAAGCACTTGCAAGTTACATTGAGATTGTTTTGTACTGCGTTCATTACACAGTGCCGTTAGCCACAATGTTGCCCAACACAGTCAGGTTGCCAGAACTGTCAATCTTCATTACATCTGTTCCTGAGTGACGAATAAGTAGATTAGACCCACTCTCAACAAAGCTGAAGTTTGTGAAGGTTCCATCTGCCTTAGTTGAAATGGCAGTGGAAATGTTGGTGAACTCAGTATCAATCTCAGTTCCCTTGACAACCTTGCTTGCATTCCCTGGCGACAAAGCATCTTTAGCCGCAAAGTTGGTGGTTTTGGTGTAATTTGCCATGTTTCTTCCTTAAACCAGTTTGCCATTCTTGGCTTGTATCTCAATCTTTTGAATGCTCACAGGATACCCATTGATCTGCACTTCATAACCTGTCTGCACAGTCTTGCCAGAACCTGATGTTTGACCAACCAAAGTCTGCAAAGAAATACCATCTGAGTAGTAGGCAACAGGAGAGCCATTTGCTCCATATTCAGCAGTTCCATACTCAGACACAGTTGACTGAGGGATTTGCAATGTGGTTGAGTAATACTGACCAGAGAAGTCATATCCCCACTTGATGATGAAGCCTTGGTTTGAGCCACCAATAACCACCACAGAAATACGCTTCAGAATAGATGTGACATTGGGCTGTCCCAGGTCAGCATAAGTCGTGAAATACTGCAATCGGTATGTGCTTGCATGGTCAAGGTAAGTGCCATACTTGCCCACATAACCATTCTTGCCAATCAACAAGTCTCCATTGCGTTTAGCAAGGAAAGCCGTTGGAGTGATGGAATCCCACACAGTTACCCGTGAAGAACCATCTTGCAAAGCCGCCTTGGTGTCAAAGCAGTAGGTCTGAGTAGCAGTTGGGAAGTTAATCAGGTAGAAAGCATTTGACTCTGAATAGACTGCCTTGATATTTGCCAATGTCTCAGCATTCACAATCGTCATCAAGTCATTGCGAACATTCTTAGACAAGTCACGCAAAGGCGCAGACTTCTCTTGAATGGTTCTCAGGAATGAGCGAATGCCACTGTTTGACAGGAAAATCACATCACTGCCTGTATTGGCAATGGAGTCTCTAGCAATGCAACCGATGTTGCTCACAGCATCACTCAATGTAATGCTTGATGGCGTAGTTGCACCAGCATAAATCAAGATTTGACGCTTGCCAAAGATCAACAAGAACCCATTGTGAGCCGCCAATCCAGTGATTTCATCTGAGCCATTAGGCCAAACTCTGGAAACATCCAAAGTACCAGATGTTCCTGTTGACCAGACATGACCAGCTAACAGGTCAGAGAAGTAGACAGTTACATTGTCAGCAGTGGTGTTAGCCACCCACAAGCGACCATAAGCAGAGATAGCAATATTGGCTTGTGGAACAGTCGCCACATAACCAGTTTTCTCGCTTACACGCTTGAATGTGGTGGTGCTAACAGCAGGATCATAAACAAGTGCATCATGACCTGTTTGGAAGAAATATGTGATTCCATTCAAAGAGGCACATTGCCAATTACTTGCGGTAATTGTTGGTGCAGTACCCCCACCCCCATAGGTCAACTCAACAACACTTGAGCCACTGAGTTTAAATAGCTTGTTGTTTCCAGCAAACAGAACAGTCAAAGTGCCATCAGTCTGCACCAACTCATGGATAACACCAACATTGTTGGCTCCCAAGTTGCCAGAGGATGTGTTAACCCTTGAAAAGCCTTTACGAGAGCCAATGCGCCCGTATTGGTCAATCACGCAGTTTGTTGCAATCGCAGCGTATCCAGCCGCTAAATCAAGCGGAGAGTCTTGTGTATTGAGTCCAAAGAAGCCTGGAGCCGATACAGAAAAGGTCTGGATTTGCTGGCTCATGTTGATACAAATTGCTGATTTTCTGGATACCGATTTGCCTCTAAAGCAATGTAGTCAGAGAGCATGGATCGAAATAGTGTGTATGCCTCTGATGAAGACAGTCCACCATCTTCACCACGCTCAACCAATGCCCTGGCATACGCACCTTGAGCAACAACCACATCAGGAACAAGAATGACAGTTCCATCTGCCGCCAATGGAGCCTGTGGAATTGTTAGAGCAAACATGATGCTATACACACCATCTGGCCTTGGATACAGCGTTACTTTGGTGTTGTAGCTTGTGTCTACACCATCAAAGACATATTCACTTGGGATGCCCGTCATAATCACAGAGAAGTTCTGCTTACGATTCATATCCACAAAAGTGGTGTTTTTCAGGCTAATATTGCTCGTTGCATTGATGGCATCCATCACTTGGAACTTCTGTCCAGCACCAGTTAAGCCATACTGATAAGTGCCAGCAACAGTACTAATAGTGACTGTTTGACCAAGTGCATTCCAGCTAAAAGCATCTTCAACCTGACGCTTTGTGTCATTGACAAACTTGGCAATCAGAGTGGAATATGAGGTTTCGTTGTAAGTGGTTACAACAGGCTCACGCAAACGAATCAATACATCGTTGACAAG